CTTTTTTAATTCCTTTCGAGTTTTTATTGAAAAGAACTTCCTCTAATATGAGAGGTATAGAGGATTTACCTGTACCGTTAGTACCAACTAATTGTGTTACTATACTTTCGGTTAAATCTAACTCATTATCTGCTCCATAACTGAAACAATTACTCCACTGCAACTTCTTTAGCGTAATCACTAAACACTCCTAAAATATTTTTTACTTTATCTTCATTCAACTCTAATATATAACTCAAGTATTCATTGAGTTCTTCTTCCATAGACATTTCTTTACTAAGAACAAGAGTTGCTTCTGTCTTTCTTTTTATAACTTTTTTATCAAGTAACTCACTATTTTTGATATTACTTAGATCAGATACATCACCTTCTATTTCATATATAGTATGATGATAGTCTGTTTGTACCATTTCTTCTTCTGTCGATACTGTTTTTCTTATTAACTGCGGCAACTCGAACTGATGCCATGTCCAGTCATAGTTATTATCTATAATTAAATAACCAGTCTTTACAATATTTCTATGAAATGATGTAGTCATAGGGCTTCCAGGGTACACAATATTTCTTTGAGTATTCTCGTGAGCATGTAAGTCTCCTGAATAAACCGTTTTAAACTTATCAAATCTTTCTAAATCTACTTCGGGTACTACATGTGGAGGTATTTCTCCTCTTACATGTGTGAATAGTATTTCTGTATCTATATCTTCTATACTATTCTTCTTGTGCAAATCTGCATAGGGTAGAATTGCCCAGTCTCTACTACGATATGTATCAGTAATTACAGTTACTAAAGGATTCAATTGACTTGTAACTTTGATTAAATTATCAAAGAATGTTCTATGTTTCCTTGTAGCTTCGTGATTACCATCGTAGATAACTGTTTCTACTTTTGTATTTTTAATAAAATCAAAATACAAAGTAAGTTCATCCATGGAAGGGACTCGATCAAACAAGTCCCCGCCAATGATATGTAATGTGACCCCATGCTTCTCTACAGCTTCTTCTATCTGTTCAAAGAACATCTTATAACGTGAGCATGCCCATGCCATAGGAACATTCTTTTGTCCCAGCTTAATATGCCAGTCTGCTGTAAATAGAATCATAATGTGCCTTAACTAATGTCAAATTCGTCAGAGATTGACTCGTCTGGTTTTGAGTTATCAGCACCTTCTCTTAGTCTGTCCAGAAGTTCTTTCTGTGCGTCTGGAGTTGGTCTTGTTAAGATTTCATCCATAGACTTAAGGTCTGCTACTAACTCTTGTTCTGACTCAGTTAGAGGTCTTGGTTTACATTTTAATGCTTGTAATTGATACTCAACATTGTAAGCCATCGGTCCTGTTTTAACTCTTTTGAAGCATACATCCCACCCAGTTTCAGGGTCAGTTGGGTCTCCGAGGTCTTCCGCGGCTACCATTACTTGTTCCAGTAGTTTCTTCTTAAGATTTAAGACTTTGACTTTACCGTCATGAATACATTGAATTGCATAAGACCAACCACATTTTAGTTCTGGGTGGTATTCTCTTACCCAATCTTTTTCCACATTAGTAAATGCTTCAGTGTTTCTGTCGAATGACAAACACTCGAAAGGTAAATTCTTTCCGTTTTCACCTTTTAGCCAGTATACATATCTTGGTAACATGTCACCGACTATTCTTATTTTATTATCGCCTTCTACATATTGGTAGCTGTCGATTTTGTTCTTTTGGGCTTCGCCCTTGGCTTGATTAAAACTTATTGCCATTTTATTTCTCCTTTATTGATTTCCTCGAACTTGAAGTGAATACGATCCCCTTCGAGCCAAAGTAATCTGTTGCTTTCTATTATGTCTTCCCTACTAAAGTAAAGGAAGTCTAGAGTGGTATCTTTGGTTTTTTGATATTCGTAATAGTTGCGCAATGACGCGATACCTGCGTACTGTGCAATCTCGCTATCAGAATATCTCCTTCTTTGAATAAACAAAGGCTCAGGATTCACAAGGAAACTATCCCCATGAAAACTTTTTTGCCAGAACTTGTATATTCTATCGTGCCTATTAACTGGAGGCAGTTTGTATGTCAAGATGTGTAGGATTGTCAAAATATCATTGACGCTTCCGTTGCTTTCTTTTTTTATCTTTTTCCAATTATAGAGTAACATTATATCAAAAATCTAACCTTTTGTCAAGAACTATTTTTCAGTCCTATAGATAGGAAACTTCGTACCCTTGTTTCATGTAATATCCCATTCTCGCACCTGCCTGCTTTCTGGCTGTGCGACCTTCAAGGTGTATATCTACAATTACTGGTTGAGGTTTACCTTCGTTTAATCTTATGACTCTACCGACTAACTGTGTCAGTAAAGGCTCGTTGTTTATGGGCGTCCCCAATATTAGACAGCTAAGACAATCTACTGAAATACCTTCAGAAAATATACTTTGAGTTCCAAATAATATATCTTTTGTAGTAAATATTTCTTTAATCATCTCTCCTCTTTCTTCATGAGGAACGTCTCCTGTAACGCATATTGCGTTATCTCCTACTAATGCTGAACTTCTCTTGAGAAAATCAACTCTGTCACTTACTACTAGAACTTTATGTCCTTTAGCAGCATAACCTGCAGCTAGTACTGCACATATGTTTTGGTACTCCCAATCGTACGCTAATTCGTTGATTCGAGTAGCCCAAGCAATGTTCGCTCCGTCCATGAAGCGTATACCACTTTTTACTATTTCTACCCGAGGCACCATATAATTTTCTTTAGGTGGTTTATAAACTGTATTTGAAAAGTAGTCTCGAAATACAACATGTCTTCCATCCTTACGTTGCATTGTCCCTGTCAGACCTATCTTATGACGAGCCCTGTTAGAGTCAATAATCCGTGTAAAAGTTGGACTGCTTACATGGTGCATTTCATCCAATATAATAGTACCGAACTCCTTTGCGATTTTGTCTTGATTTCGGTACAAAGTTTGCACGTTGCCAATGACAATGTCCTTATCGATTTCAAATCTACCCGAACCTATCACACCCGCCGAGACCCCGAAGACTTTCTTACACTCTTTTTCCCACTGCGACCGTAGCGCTACAGTATGAGTAACTATAAGCGTTTTCTGTTTTAGCTTATTTGCGATAGCTAAAGCTGTAAATGTCTTTCCCCAACTGACCCAAGCGTTAATTATAGCACTGCCTTGAATGTCGTCATATACCGATTGCTGGGATTGACGTAACTCAAACTTAAAGTCGTAACCTTTGATTGGTACATCATTCCTCTTATCGACAATTTCGTAATCGTTTGGTATCAAATCCGTTCTTCCGATAGGTAAAGTAACTAAACCCGCTCGGATTATGCCCATATTCTTTATGATGATAGGTGGGTCTGTTGGACGTCTTGGGGGTATACTGTAGGTGAGTTCTTCGTCAAGCTTTGCTTGATAATCCTGCGTTACTTCTATGAATATCCTATTACTGAGAACTGCTTTCATTTAACCCAATGCAATCCGTGTAAGTCTTTAATATCACTCCATATAAACCATGCATAATCAATAGAGTCAGTACCTGTTCCAGTGAATGAAGGTCTTTTACTTAAAATATATAATCCATCAGGAGGAAACTGCTGCCAAAAATCATATCTTTTTTGACTACCTAAAAAATTTATTCTTAACAGCATTATTACTGTAGGAGCAAACATCATAGAGTGCTCTATAAATTCTTGTGCTAAAGAGAAGGGAGGATTCGTAAATATTAAATCCACATCATCTTCCCATTGAAAGAAGTCTTTATCTTCTTGTATCTCTGAATAAGTGGTCTCTATTCCTTGATTCTGCAAAAAAGTCACTATTCTACCATCACCAGCACCAGGCTCGTGTGCAGTTTTAAACTGACTCCAATCTATATCTAAATTTTTATAACACCATTCAGGCGTTGGATAGTAATCATTTTTATTTCTCATATATTAAACCCTATTACTCAGGACTCCTTTCATTAAACTCGTCTTCTGTTATACAGTGCTCGATACCGTGATAAGTATAATAGCACTTTAGTTTTACAACTTCTGTACTTGGGTTTATATCCCAGTGTCTTATTACATTTGCTACAATAAAGCAACAAGTAATAAGATTACATAGCACAATGAAACTCCTAAAGATAGCCACAATATCTGCTTCCCTGTCATAGCCTACTTTTTCTCCTAAACTTTTTGCCCATAATCTCCATATACTCATCTTAAATTCCTTATTAACTCTAAGAGTTCTTCTACTGTCTGCAAGTCTTGCTCGTTATCAGTATCTATTTCTATTACTATTTTCATACTTTTCTCCAAGTATTTTTCTTCTTAATTTCTGAGAGTTCGTACAAGTAAGATGGTATATCTTTTATGTACAGTACTCCTGCGTATTTCTGTAGCGGTTCAGGAGGTCTTTTTAGTTCAAATGGAAAAGGTACATTTTCAACATATATTAATGTTACTATATCTTTTTCTATTACTTTCGTTATCTTACTATAATACAACTTAGCTGTTGTACTTTTTTCGTATCGAAAGAATTTTCCATCTGAATCTACAAAGAACTTCCTTCTATGCTTTGATAAGTCCACAAAGTTATCGATCATATGTCTCAACTCATATAAATTTTTATGTGGTGTATTTAATCTTCGCTGACCTATCGTGTAGCCAGAGACATTAGTATCATCTACTACCTGTCCCTCGCACCACAATATTCCATCTCGTTTTTCAACTTCGTCTGTGTGTATTACATAGACTGGAAACTCAACATCATTCAGATTCATACTTTGCCTTGAACTTGCCAAGTGAATAATCTTCATCAACATCAAAGTCACATCCAATTGGGCAGTTAGGTATTGAGATACCTCTATCTTTTTCAATACAGTTTTGTACTATTTCCATATATTCATCAACATCTTCTTCTTTCACTTCTGCGAGAATTGAGTCATGAACTAAGGCAAAGATTCTCATATCTTTCGTCTTATTTCGTTTGATAATTTCATTATGGGTATCTATAGCACCAAGAAGATTGACATCAGAAGCAATTGACTGTACCAAAAAGTTGATTCCAGACCTTACTTCGTGAGAAGCGATTCCCTTATCTGTAGAGAATACATTAGGTAGTCGTCTCTTTCTTCCGAAATGGCTATAAATAAATCCATTATCTTGTATAAACTGCTTCTGGTCATCTAACCATTTCTTGAGTCCTGCAAACTGTTCAAAGTAATCTTTGATAACACCACTTGCTTCATTCATACTAAAATAAGTACCAGAGTCTTTTGTAACTTGTTCACTAATCTTCTTCGGTCCCGCACCATACATGATACCAAAGGTAACAGCTTTTGCCATCTGTCTTTGTGTACTATATAGTTTTGCAACTTCGTCAACTTCACAAGGTAAGTCAAATACTATCTTCGCAATGTTACTATGGAAGTTACCTCCAGATTTAAACACATTCATAAGATTCTTATCATTTGCAAGTACGGCTGCACAATATACTTCTGCTGTTGTTAAATCCATTGCAACTATTTTGTTGCCTGGAGCAGCTTTGATACATCCTTTTACAATTGGATTGTCTCTTGGAATCTGTTGCATATTCATTTTACCACTACTGGAAAGACGTCCAGAGGTTGTTCCGTGAAGGTTGAAACCTGTACGAAGTCTGCTGTCTCTATCAAGCTGTGGATAAATTTTATCGAGATATGTACTTTTGATCTTAACTTTCTGTCTTATGTCAAGTACTAACTGAGGTACTTCATGCTTCTCAGCTAATTCTTTTAGCACTTCCGCATCAGTACTGTCCGCACCCGTACCAGTCTTCTTACCAGTTGGTTCAAGACCAATGTAATCAAAGAGTAAAGAACGAAGCTGCATAGTACTGTTCGGGTTAAAGTCTTTTCCTGTAATCTCTTCAAACTTCTTAATCTCAGGATAAGTATATAATGTAGCAATAGCTTCATCAATATTTTCCTGCATAAGAACAGAAGATTTCTCCAGTCTCATTCTATCAAAGGGTACACCTATATCTTGTATATCAGTTAGGAATCTGCACCCAGGAATAAGGATATCTCTGTATACTCCGTACAATCTTTCGTTAGTAAGTAAAGGCTTTTCAAACTTTTGGAAAAGAAGAAAAGTACATACTGCGTCAAGAGCTGCATAGTCTTTCATGATATCAAAAGGAATCATATCCCAAGTAAATTGATTCTTGAGTATTCCATTTCTACGACAGAAATCTGCCATCCAATCATACATAGGTTTCTCGTAGTCTCCGTATGGAGTATACTTTAGAGATAATTGTTTTAGGCCGTGAGTGCCTGGATTTTCATCTAACATGTAATGTAGTAACATGGTATCTTCAAATCTTGGGAACTCAAACCCAAAGTGATACTCAAAAAACGCCAAGTCAAACTTAGCATTATGAAATACCACTCGTTTCTTAGTGAATAGTTCTTGTAGTAATTGTTCTACTTCTTCATCCACACAATCTGTATCAATATAAGCCCCGTGATCTGGTTCGTATGATATACTCATACCAAGCATATATCCGTCCCTAGGATATAGTCCCGTTGTCTCGGAGTCCAGTGCAATAAAGTCAAAAGGAGCGTCGATTGCTTTCTTAATGAAGTCAATGAAGTCCTTAGTTTCTGTTATTCCATATGCTTTGTCAGAACCAAGTTTCATAACTTTAAGTTCTCCTTTTACATATTTAGTTATATTACCTACTGATTCTTCCCAAGTCTTTTTAGCTTCTGGTTTGAAAGCTAACATTGCTGGGTTAATTATGGGTAGAAACTTATCATCGATAACTCTACCACTGTATTCTGTTACTGAGCTTTGTTTTGTGTAGTACTTCAAACACTCAGACCCGATAAGTATTACCCAATCATAATCATCAATATTAATATCAATGTCACAATCTCGTTTTAATACTTTCTTTATTGTTGGGTCTGAACATAGTTGAAACTGCTCAAAATCAAACTGATTATCAAATAATCTTACATAGTCATTACGACTAGGCTTACTCTCTATTAATGCTATTTTATTCATGTATTTCTCTCTTTACGTATTGTTTTGTTCCTGTTGTATTTTTCTTTGTATAAACTGTGTACCATTGATATTCTTTATCAAATTGAGCATCTAGAAATAACTCCTTAGGCAGCTCTTCTGCTCTTCTTAGCCTCTCCTCTCTTGTTCCTAGAATAAACTTATTAAAGTTTGAGATTCTTGTTCCCTCTGCTAATCCCAAATTATTCTTTTTATTCGCTTCTAAACGAAGTTTTACTTCCCCTGCATTTCTTTTTGATGTTGCAATATCTAAAGTGCACTTATTTCCATAACCGTGCATATCTCTCATACTTAATCCAGTGCCGTCAGGTTTGCCATCATCTAATCTAAACTCTGATAGTGGTGTTATTTTTTGTCTAAATTCACTCAGGTCGGGTTTGCCATTGGGTAGTACCTTTAAATTAACTAATGCTTCATAATTATTATTATTTTTACGAGTTAATTTTCCACCATTATTTTTATTTCCTGGGTAAGGATTCAATACAAATTCAGGAAGGTTATCTTTTCTTTCTTCCCAAGGCATTCCCATAAGTTCAGGAGTAATTTCTTTTTTAAGTCTTAATACTTCTTTTCTTTTATTTGTATCGTCCTCTGAAAGTATAAGTACAGTTTGATAATCTGGGTCATTTTTTACACCGCAAAGCCTTTCTTGTTGCTCAATTGAGCCA